ACAGTAGTCGTCATGGGTTGTCTCGGGGAAGGAGCAGATTTGGCTGACCATGCCCTCGGCCCAGTCCCTGACGAATCCCTTACGGTTGCTCGACTCGGGAACCCAGACCCGTCCAGCCCGGATGATGTTCGCCACGATGGACAGCCGCTGCACCTTGTCAGCCCTGCCCGGGTTGTAGGCCCGGACGAAGACGTGGGCACGCTGCAGGTCTTGGATCAGGGAGATGCCCGAGGCCTTCTCCTCCACCAGCACCAGATCCACCCGTCGGGCGTCCTTGCCCTCGCCGTAGACCACCTCGTACTCCTCCAGCACCTTGTCCTTCATGTCAGGGTACTGTAAGCGGTCTTGCCAAGCGTCCATCACCAGCACGGACATTCCGCCGTCCTGAGGCTTGAACACCCCGAAGCTGATACAGGCCGTCGGGTCGTTCTGGGCCTTCTCGGTGAAGGCGCAGTCGTAGCTCTGCAGGATGAACTCCAGCTTGGGCAGGGGCTTGTCGGCAGGCCAGAGCTTGAACCAGTCCCGCTTGACGATGCCGCCCTCCTCGGGGTCAAGGATCTCGGCGTAGATCTCCTGCTGGCCGAGCTTCGTCCCCTCGTACTGCATGATCTGCTTGCGGAAGTTGTCCGACAGGTTGTCGATGTTGGCGTAGGTCGAGGCCGTGGTCAGGTGGACGTCATCACCCTCTCGCCCCACCAGCTCGACGATCAAGTCCTTGGGCCGGGGGGTTGTTGTACAAATGAGACGGGTCTTCCACTTCTCGTCCACCTTCAGACGCATGCCGAACATGATCTGATCCCACGCTTCTTGGAGGTAGTCCCATGCGGCCAACTCGTCACACCAGCCCCCGTGGAACTGCGGCCCCCGGAAGCGCTCAGGCTCGGAAGCTGGGATGCCCTTGATCAAAGAGCCGTTGACCAGCTTCAGCTCGTGCATCTGCTTGTTGTAGTCAGCGATCAAGATCTTGGGGATGACGGCCAAGAGACCGGAGTCACCCTCAAAGCAGGTGGCCCGGACGTCAGCGCTCGTGGGGGCGGAGACCAGCCATCGAGTCCCGGGGTACTCCCATGCCCACCACCAGATCTGCTCGGCAGCGGTGCGGGTCTTCCCGGCTCCCCGACCGGCCAGCAGCAGCCAGATCGACCACCAGTCACCGTGGGGCAGCACTTGGTGGTTGTGGGCCTCAGTCAGCCACTTGGCCCTCTTGGCGAAGGCCATCTTGTGCTCGTCAGGGGCAACGCTCAGAGCCTGCAGGACTTCCGGGTCTTGCAGGGTGTCCAGCAGGTCACTCATTGGTGGTCTGGCGCTTGAGTTCGAGGTTCTTCACCGCAGCGGCCAAGATGGTCATGGCGTCGTTCTGCACCTCCAGCGGGTTCTCAGAGTCACCAGCCAAGATCTGGCGGTCGCCGTACTTCCTTGGCTTGAGCTTCATGGCGATCCATTTGCGGGTGTCGATCCGGTTCCTCTGCCACTGGAGGAAAGCCCCATCCAGCTTGTGCTCGATCAGCTCCCCAGTGCGCTTGTCCACAACCGGGATGATCTCTGGCTGCTCATCGGCAATGGCGAGGATCTCATCGGCCAGAGTGTCGGCCTGATCTTCTCTGGCGCGTGTGTACATGTCGCAAAAGACGGAGTCTGCAGCCAACCACCGATACACCGTAGCCCTGTCTGGCATCTCCTCGTCTTGGGTGATGCTCTTGAGACTCTCCCCTTCTGAGATCCTGACACAGATGGTGTCTGCTACCTGTTTGGTGAAGACTGTCGGTCTTCCTGTCCTTTTTCCTTTTGCGGCGAGGCCTTCGGGTTTACCCTTACTGGCTGCTTCGTCGAGGATTTGAGACACGGAAGGCATCGGGGGTGTGTCTACCCCTTCTTGCGTGGAGTTATCGCCTTGTGGGGCTGATTTGGTGCTTTTGCGTGGCATCTCGTACTTTCAGAGACATATGGATGCCACAAGTTTACCCTGATGTTCAAGTTCAGGGCAAATGGGTTGTTGGTGGCGGGAATCGAACCCGCAACACTCCCCTGCCGAGGCCGTTCTACCATTCGTCTGCCGACTACCCGGTTTCAATGTATGCCGGGGATCAGATTGAACTACACCAACACGGCTGAACCCGTTTGCATCACTGCGCCCAAGACTTGGCTTGAGAACTCCGCAAAAAGGCCCATGCGTATTGGCTGTTGGTGGCGTGGGAGTCGAACCCACCAGTTCACACTGATCACATCGGAATCAAACCGACCCTCTCACCAACAAGAAGACCGACTGCTGACCACTCCAGCCCTCGCGCCGTGGGACTCGAACCCAAATCGGCCTTCTTGTTGGCCCCCGGCTTCCCGGGGACTGTCTGTCAGAAATTGTAGTCGTAGAACCTGACTGGCTGCTCGCTCAGGCCGAACTTGCGGCCATGCTTGTCTTTCCAGCCCTGCTTGCCCAGACGGATGCGAACCACTGGGTTCTCGGTGTTGCTCTTGATGAACCACTTCTGCTCGTGCTGGTTTGTGCAGTGAGCAGCAAAGCCGCCGATGTCGAACTTCAACTCAACGCTGGTGTCGCGCTCTGAGTCCATTTCGCGGATTTCGATGGTCTTGTCGCTGATAACCCGGACGACCTCGTAGGGGTTGACGTCAGAGTAGCCGTAGTGGTTTGCGTAGTTCATGGTGTGCCTTTCAGTTACCCAGCTCGATTGCTGTGCTTGTATTTGAACAGAAAATTCAACCTGTTGCAATACCCCTATCATTTACTTGGCTTTTATCTTCAACATCCCCCTTGAGGTACGCCAGCAGCTCGGTGGCCGTCATTTCTGGGTGGCGCTCGATCTGGGTCAGGACGAAGGCGTACCCGTCGTTGAAGCCCTTGATGTACTCGCTCATGGTGGTCTCGTTCATGCGTATGCTCCGTGCTGCCATTGCGTCTGTGGCTTTCTTGTGTTCGCCCCCCACTTCACCCTATCCCTTGGGTGTGGGCAGTCCTCTGGCACTGGAACGGCCATCCAGACCTTCTCATACTGACCACGCTTTCCCATGCGCCAGCGGTCAACATAGGTGTCTGGCATGGCCCTCAGGGACGTCCTGACGTTGGCAACGTGCATCCCGGTGGCCTTTGCAATCTCAATTGGCGTCATGCCATCTGGCCTTGAGCGGAGAATGGCTCGAACTCTTTGCTGTCTGACCGGGGTCATGCCTTCTCCAATTTTGGTTGAACAAAGGCTACATCAAACACAATCTTAATTGCGCTCATCATGGCGATGTCCGTTATCACCACATCTTGTTTTTCTCCATGACAAGATGCCCGGTAAGTTCTTGCGTAAGCATACAAGTCATTGAAGACCTCCATTTTCTCAACCGGCTTGTTACAGACTGCACATAAAGGCCAGCCACCAATCCCAAAAAATTCTTTGGCTTGCAAGTTGCTCATGCCTTCTCCCTTGCGTTGATGGCGTCCAGCAGCCCTTGGATGGTGTCGAACTCTTGTCTGGTGTCGGTCAGCATGTAGCTGGCCTTGCCTTTGCCCCACTCGCCCGTGCTGATCTTGCGTGGCGTGATAACCAGCTTGACGATCTTGTGCTCCTCGTTGTTGTACTGGCGCAGGGCGTGGTCCTCGGCGCTGTAGCCGAAGGTGTATTGCAGCGGGATCTTTTGCAGCTCTTCAAGGGTCATGGTTTCCACCCCAGCTCAAGTGCCGCAGCCACGATCAGCATGACACATCCGCCGATCTGGGCGTACTGCTTTGGTGCGTGTGGAGTGAGCCAGATGCACGCCGCCAATACAAGGAATTGCGCGTCAGTCATGCTTGCTTCTCCTTCAGGAATGTGAATATCAGCCCTTTGCACCTCGTGCATTGGTACATATAGTGGTTGGGTGTGCGCCACCTCGCGCCGAAGCCGCTCGGCTCCCAGCGGTGTTTACAGGTCATGTGTTCCCCCTTGCTCGGATGGCGGCGGCACAAGCATTGCCGTTGTTGTACTCAGTTCCTAGTGGCCTGCTTTCACACACCTTTGCACACGCCTCACGCTCGGCCTCAACAGCCTCACGCATTGCCACACAGGCATACCGATTGCAGGTCGGGCCGCATGAGTGAATGTCCCATTTGTACTTCTCTTGCTCATCAGCACGGACAAGGGCTTCAAAGGCTTTGAGCAGTGGCGGTAGCGGGGAAACCATCGTCCATCTTGGCGGGTCTTTCTTTGGGTCTTCTTCTTCACCCCAATACGGAATATGCAAACCAGCCTCACGGGCCATGTCTATCGTGTCTCGCATACGTTGCGCTCCTTGAGTTTGGCTTTCGGTTCATGCGTGCAGGCCGCTTCATAATCCAACACATCCTGAATGCGGTAACGGATCAGGCCGCCCAGCTTGAGGTATCGACAGCCCTGCTTAAGTGACCTGTCGCGCTCCAGTGTGGCCTCGCTGATCTTCCAGCGGAACGCAAGCTCTTCCTGTGTCATCAGTTGCTCTGGTGTTGTCATTGCGGCTCCTTGTGAACAACCACAGACGCACCTGTCTCTGGGTCTGTGTAGCTGGTTTCTGGTTCACACCAACAAGGAGAGCCGTCTATCACGTGCTGTCGATGCAAACCGTTCTTCTCCTTGAGTTTGGCTTCGACCTTCTGCATTGCCTCGATCTTCCCGGATGAAGTGCTACGACATCCAAGCTCAATGTTTTCAAACTCATCATCCGTCAGCCCAACCCAAGGCCGCTGTGCTGCGGGTGGGGTGGTGTAGAGCTTGTCTCCGGGCTTGTACTTGTAGTTACAGACCACGATGACGCCATCTTCATCCACTATCGCCACAGGCTCCTGCGCTTGTGCTGAACGGGCTTGCTTGATGGCGGTGATGGCTTCGCTGCCTGATTTCGGCAGACTCATGTAATTGTTTTCGATGTACTCCAACGCCTCCAGCGCCAAGTCCAATGCTTCGTCTTTGGTCATGCTTGCCCCCTTGCTCGGATGGCTGCTTTTAGGTCGGTGTTGTTCTTGGCGTAGTCATCAACCAGATCAAGCAATACCTCGCGCTCGGCTTGTATGGCCCTTTGCCATGTGCGCAGGAACACGTCCAGCTCTTCGCGGGTCGGCTCACCTAGCATCTGGCTGATCTCCAGCCACGCCAGCCTCATTGCTTCGTTCATGCTGTGTGCTCGATGGCTTGGAGCTTGGAGATCCGTGCGTTGATCTCAGTCACGGTCTTTTGGTAGTCGGCCATGATCTTGAGCTTCTGTGCCTGCAGCGCCTCAATCTGCTTTGCACGAGGATCGTAGTTGTCAGGCACGTCGATCTTAATGATACGGCGACCACCG